CGTTGATATGGTTTAGTGTAACAGTTCCTGAGTTTAAAGTAACAGCACTTACACCTTTGATTTCGTATGAAGGGATACCATCAATATACATGATGAATCGGTTCGCCTGTTTTGGTTCAAACGCGGTGAAAAATATTTCGTTAGAATCTAATATTGCCATTTTGTTTTTTGTTTAATTTTATTATAAATATTTAATATTTAAATTTTTTATCCAGGGAAAGTAGCACCTGTTGGCAAGATGTTGAAATCTAGATAAATAAATTCTGCCGTTTTAGTTGGTTGGATATAAATCTGACCTACCATTTGGTTTCTATCTATCACATCAGCTGGGTTGTTACTATCATCCATGATTACTTTGAAAGCGTATAAACCTTGTTTTTGTTGTACTGTTTCTAAGTATGGGTTTACTGCAGCTAAGAAAGCATTTCTTGTAGCAATAGTATTTTGTTCGAATACTAAGTTTTGAGCTACTCCTGAGATGTAATTTTTAAGAGCAATTAACAAACGACGAACATTCACACGGTCAAGAGCAGATGCTTGTTTTTGTAATGTTTTCTGACCATATACTACAACACCATTTGCAGGGAAAGTAGCTATCGGGTTTACATTACCTGAGTAAAGGTTATCTCTTTGAGTTTGAGTTAATTTAGTTTCTGCTCTAACTACAAGATTTAATCCACCTCTATTAATACCTGCTGGTGCGAACCAAGGTTCAGATACTGTATCGTTGTAAGCAAACACACCTGGCATTACTGTTGAAGCTGGAACCCATACTAATTGACCTGAATCTGGTTCAACGATTTGAACCCAAGGCCAGTATGAAGCAGCATATGAAGTATTTCTTTGTCCTGCTTGTGCTGTTACTGTACCTACACTTGAACTATATGGTACTAAATCTGCTACATAGATATTATCACCTCTATTTTGAGTGTTATTGATAATAGTAGTCATTACTGGTCCGTAGTTAGCATCAGAATTATATAATCCAGGAGTTACTAACACATTAAATTGGTAAGCATCTTGGTTAGATAACAAAGCAACTGAAGCTGTATAGTTATTTGCAACTAATCCTTGAGTATTTGTACCATTAATAGCATTATAGAAATTAGCACTTGGTGCTACAGTACCTACAGCTGCACCAAATGTACCACTTACATTACTGTTAGCAGGCATGTATGGAGCATATTGTGACTTTGGATTACCATTATTATCAAAGTAATAAGGCATTAAGAAGTCAGGATCAATAGCAGATACATAAACATATCTTGAGTTATTTGGATAATTACCGTATGTTTGTACTGAGTTAGTACTTACATCTAATTCATCATATTGATCCCCAATTATTCTTGAAATAAAGTTGGGAGCAGTTGGGTCTAATGATAAACCAGTCCATGTTTCTAATACAATTTGGTTATTAGTATTATCATCACCTCTTCTGATTAATAAATCAAATGTTCCTGATGAAGTGGAAGAGTTTTGGATTGCCCATCTAATATTATTTACAGATCCTGAAAGTAAAGAACCACTAATATCTACTGCACTAGTGCTATTCATAATAGTTCCTTCAGAAATAGTAGTTAAAGTAAATGCACTACCACTAGCATAAGAACCTGTTGAACTTCCTGAAATAAATGATGATGTTGCAGGTGAGTAAGTTCCACTTACTACTCTAGTTACAAGTAAAGTTTCACCTCCGTTAGCAAAGAAATTATAAGCAGCAATTGATGTAAAGTAAGAATAAACATTACTAGCGCTTATAAAAGTAGAACCAAATTTGTTAGTGTAATCACTATAAGAAGTAACAATAGTTGGAACTTCTACTCGTCCCAATACTGTTGGTCCGACAATAGCGGCACTATTTCTAATAGGTCTTGTTGAAACGAATGAGTTATCATTTTCTCTTGCAAGTACACCTGGTGATATTAATGTTTCTGCCATTTTAAAATTAATTTTGTTTTGTTATAAATATGTTAAAAATCTTCAAAATCAGGTTTTTTTAAATATACCTGTATTGATATCTATGGTTCCATCTCCATATTTTTGTTGTAACAAAACACCAATTTTTTCATGAGTGGCATTTATTTTATGTAACTGGTGTAAGAGAGATTGTTTTTTGGTTTGGTATTCTATTTCTAAATCACCAAAACTGTTAGATAATATATCTCTTTTATTCTTTAATTCTTTTAAAACTGATAATTCTTCTGGAGTTAGAACTATTTCATCCATATTAATAAATATTAAGGACTTTATTAAGAGATTCGATTACTTTAGAAGGTTTAATAGTTTTAGTACATTCAAACTGTTTATATGTATTTTTATTTTCAGGACACCATTCCCAATCACCAGGATTTAACCAATGTTTATTAAAACATCCTGTACATATATTAGAATCATAGTTAAAAATACGTTCACAATCTGTAAACTCACTATAAGGTAAACTAAATCCTGAAATTAGAATTACAGGTGTACCTATAGACCATGCTAACCATGATAAACCACTACCAACACCTATAAAAGCATCAGCATTTTTTATATCTACCATTCTATCTTCAATAGGATAATTACCAGTTTTATCAACTACATTTTTTAGTTTTCCTCCTAATTTAGAATCATGCCATTTATCTCCTAAAGGTTCATGAGTAATCATTACTACTTTATAACCTTGTTCATTTAAATAATCAATTACAGATTGCCAACCACCTTTATGATTCCAATATTTAGCGTGTGCGGAAGCGTGTGGTGCTATAACAACGTATTTCCCATCAATTTGTTTAGATTTATTAGGTACTGTAATTTTTGGTTTTGTTTCAATATATTTTAAACCTAAAACAGATGTTGCTGTTTCTCCTAAAGGATATTGTTTAAAATCAATTGGAATTTTTGATTTTACTACTGTTCTATCATCATTGTAAAACCACCCAATATTATACATAGCATATAAATCATGTACTTCAGTACCGGGGGATACAAATTCTAATTCAGGATATTCTTGTTCAAACCATTCATTATGAAATGTAGAACAAATAACATGACATTGATGTTTTTTTCTAAATTCATCTATAAAAGGAAACCAAGCAAGTGTATCACCGATTGCTGAGGATTCTAGGTGAATATAAACTCTTTTGTTTTTAGCATCATAGTCATGTTCAAATACTAATTCATTATTTTCTTTATCATAAACTTCAATTCTCCATTTAACAAAATATTCAATACCTGGTTTGGTCCACATATTGTTTGTTATTTCGGTTTCATATATAATTTTATCCTCTAGTTTATCGATAAATTTAATTATATATTTTCTTGATTCAGAACCTACTACTTCTAGATATGCACCTTTTAAAAAATGAAAAATAAATTTATTACTAGCTTTTTTATAAGGTAAATTAAGTTGAGTTAGATTATTATACTCCTTGATTAAAACTTCTTTCATATATTTTAATTAATTCTTTTGAACGATTAAACCATGATAATTCTTGAGATGTGTTGTAAATTCTTGTTCTATAAGAATCCCAATTATCCATAATATCTTTTAAACCTCTATCCATTTCAAATATATCTCTAGGAGCTCTCCAAGCACCATGAAAATCAGTTTCTTTTTCCCAATCAGCAATAATAGGTAAACCTGCTGATGCTGCTTCAACCATTGTTAAATTAGGATGACCAGCTTCCAACATTGTAGGATGAACAAAAATATCATGTTCATGATACAATTCTAATAATTTACTATTAGGAGTATCAAAAACCAAATTTAATTTAGGATAATTTAACATCCACAAATGCTCATTAAAAAATCTTTTATTATCTGATGGTCCTGCTATTGTAATTTCAAGATTATTTAACATAGCTAATCCTAAACCATATGTAAACCCTTTTCTATCAAAAGTAGGATTACCTGCTAAACCATTATTAGCTATCATTAATAACTTTGGTGAAGTTGGTTTAATTTTATTAACCGAGTATATTTCATCAGTATTTACACCATGAGAAAAATATTCACATTTTGGATGATCAAAATAATCTACTAAAAATCTAGCAGGCATTAAAGATACAATTGAACCTTCAATTGCTTTTAAATTTTCTTTATAAACATAAGAATCTTTACCAAAGTGATAAGCATGGTGATCGTGAAGTTGATAAATATAAGGAATACCTCGTTCAGCTAATTGAATTGCTAAATTAGCTACATGACAGTGAACTATATCATAATCACCTGGTTGGATTTGACCTGACATTTTAATGTCAATTTCATGTCCTAATTTTTTTAAATTATTGTTAAATTCCCAAACTATTTTTTCAATAGCTCCCCATGCTGGAGGTGGAATTGGAATACCACATCCTGGGTCTACTTGGCATATTTTCATTCTTGTACGAAGATTAATGGATTATCTGTTTTGCTATCTTTAATTGTTTGTTCTATAATACTAAAACCTGGGAGATGTTTGGTGTATATTTTTTCTGCTGTGCCTATTTTTAAACCAGCTACATTACACATCCACAAATCAATAGCATCCCAAGGAAGTGTTTCTAATAATGTTTTAATTCTTTTAGTTTTAACATTATTAATCAAATAGGATTGTGCTGGGATAAATGGGGTTACATTTGTGTATATGTCTTCAACTTTAGGTCCATTTAAATTTCTATCTTGCCAAGGATTACCAAATCCAATAACATCCATATCTGTTTGATATGATAATTTATTAAATCGAATCAATGAATCATAT